TACTACTGCAGTCAGCGGGTTTGCAGATTCTATATTTGGTAGAGGTCAAAAACCTAAAACTACCAGTAATAATATTGAGACACTATACAGTACTTTACCCCCAGAAGAAGCTTTATTAAAGACAGATGAGCTTTTTGTTTCTAGTGCAGCCACATCTGCCTTAGAAGAAGCCAAACGATTCGATATTAATTCAACTGAAAATAAAGAAAAGTTAGAAGTGTTGGATAAAGGGTTTACTGATCCTAATGCTAACTATCCTACAAAAGAGTATGCTGGTATTTCTGAAACAAATAAACTTGCACAGGGTGATAGTAGAGGTACGATTGTCCAAGAAAAAAATAGTAACAGAATGAAGGGTGCTAAGTTACCTGGTGGTGAGGCCTGGGATGAACCTGAATCAGCCTTTCGTGGTGCTTACCCCTACAATAAAGTAACACAAACTGAATCTGGCCATATTATTGAAGTTGATGATACACCGGGTTCAGAACGTCTTCACATTTATCACCGATCAGGTACGTATATTGAAATTGATGCTAATGGCTCAATGGTTAAAAGAACAAAGGGATCATCATATGAAATTATTGACCGTAATGGAAAAATATCTATCGCAGGTCGTGCAGACATTTCTGTTAACGGTGCTTGTAATATCTTTGTTGGTAATGACGCAAACATCGAAGTAGAGGGCGATACAAATATAACCTGTCACAATGATATTACTGCACAGGCTGGGGGAACATTTAATCTTTCAGCTGTAGAAGAGTTTAATATCGCAAGTGGCAATGTTAATATTGAAGCCTATTATACTATGAATCAAAAAGCAACTACCTTTAATATGCATTCAAAAGAAAATATGCATATGCGTAGTAATGCTGACATTAAAGTTCAAGCAACAAATCTTTATGACTTTGTTTCAGATACTGTATATACGCAAGCAGCCGGAGCTATTAATATTAAAGCTGGAGATAATACTAATATTGATTCAGGTGCAGCAATTAATTTGTTAGCTAGTAATAACGTTAATCTCGACGGTAGTCAAACCCACTTACAATCAGGTAATGCAGGCGCTGCTTCTGAATCTCAAGAAAGCATTATTGCCGGGTCATCTAATATTGGGGTTATAGCTGGAAGAAAAGATATTTCTGATAATGATAAAAATGATCCTCTGGTTCTTTCTTTAGCTGATAGTCGTTCTATTGCATTAGAAGAAGAAACTCAATCTCTTGAAGATTCTAATAGTCAAAAGAATTTAATTATAAGTGAAGGGTTTGCTAATGCTGCTGATTTATCAGAACCGCCGACTGCTGTAGATAGTGCAACGGTTCAATCAGAACAGCAAAACTTTGTAGAACCAGATGTTAAGTTAAAAACAGTAACTCAACTACCAGGCAATTATAATCTATCGCCTAATTTTACAGTTGAGATGTTATCAAGTAAGGCAGCAGTTACCCGAGATCCTATCCGAGGTCATGAAAAAGCTACTTACGGTGAGATAGTTTTTAATCTACAGGCTATAGCACTCAACGTGCTTGAACCAGTAAAGAAGATATACCCAAATATGTTTGTAACCTCGGCATTTAGAGATCCAGGAAATGCCTCTAATGCTAAGACCTCCCAGCATCCTCTTGGCCAAGGCGTCGATATTCAATTCAAAGGTATTACAAAGAAAGAATATTTTGAAATAGCCACCAAGCTTGCAAAAGTTCTTAAATACGATCAAATGATATTAGAGTACTGTAGCTATGCAAAAAACCCTTGGATTCATGTCTCCTATTCTGTTAAGAACAGAAGTCAGGTATTAACATTCTTTAATCATAAGACTCATTCCCAGGGTCTAACACAGTTAGCATAATGGCCGGGGTTGCAAGAATTGGTGATAAAGACACCAGAAATGACACTAAGAATAATGGTAGTTCTACCGTTTTTGCAAACGGGCTTGGTGTAGTTCGTATTGGAGATAGAGATACAAGAAATGATACAATGGTAGGAGGAAGCTCTACGGTCTTTGCTAATGGTAGGGGGGTTTGTAGAATAGGCGATAGAGACACCAGAAACGATAGTATCCGTGAGGGAAGCTCAGACGTGTTCGCTGGCTAATATAAATATAAACATGGCTACACGAAATACCAGACAATATTCAGATTTTAATCTTCTTTTTTCTTCTCATCCTGTAACTGGTGATGTGACGAGAAAGAACGATGAAGAAGCTGTTAAGCAATCTCTTAGAAATCTAATATCTACGAGACACTACGAGCGTCCCTTTCATCCAGAAATTGGTTGTCAGATTCACGGTCTTTTATTTGAGAACTTTAATCCTGTGACTGCACAGGTTATGAAAAAGACTATTTTTGATACTATTAATAAGTTTGAGCCAAGAGCTACGGTGTTAGAAGTTGTACTTCGTGAAAAAGCAGATACTAATGAACTTGTATGTGATATTATTTTTAGATTAAACAACTCTGATAGACCCATCACTTTAACAACACTAATAACAAGAGTAAGATAATGTCTAATCTAAGAATAGCAGAACTTGACTTTGATCAAATCAAGACTAACTTAAAAACGTTCTTAAACGCTCAAACTGAGTTTACAGATTACGATTTTGAGGGCTCCGGTCTATCTACTCTGTTAGATGTTCTTGCCTATAATACCCACTACAATGCCTACCTTGCTAACATGGTAGTAAATGAGATGTTTTTGGATTCTGCAGTTAAGAGATCTTCTGCAGTTTCTATTGCCAAGCATCTAGGGTATACACCGGTGTCGGCCAGAGGTGCAGTTGCTAATTTAGATATTGTAGTTACCAATCCATCTAACCTGCCTGCATCCTTGACAATGGAACGGTACACACCTTTCACCTCTACTGTTGATGGGGTACCATATACGTTTCTAACTACAGACGCTAAAACTGCTCAAAGAGTAGGTTCCACGTATACGTTTGCAGATGTAGATGTTACAGAAGGTACGTTGTTGAGTTATAGTTATGTTGTATCCGATATAACGCCGGCTGCAAAGTATGAAATTCCAAACGAAGCAGTAGACACTACCACCATTAAAGTCAGTGTTCAAACATCTTCTTCAGACACAACTACAAGCACCTATACGTTATCGACAGATATTACCGGTATAGGAAGTACATCTACTGTATATTACCTTGAACAAAACCCTCAAGGTAAATATCAAATTTATTTTGGTGATGGTATAATTGGTAAGAGTCTGGCAGCAGGTAACATTATTACTATTCAATACTTGGTTGCAACAGGTTCAGCTGTTAACGTGTCCAGTACTGTATCTCAATCCTTTACTGCTGGTACAACCATTGGCGGTTCAAGTGCAATTGCTATTACTGTTAATAGTAACTCCACAGGCGGCGCAAACACGGAAAGTATCACCTCTATTAAGTTTAATGCACCCCGGGTAAATGCATCTAAGAATAGAGCGGTAACTGCAACCGATTACGAAGCTTTAATACTTGCAAATTACGCAGGTGCAGAATCGGTATCTGTATGGGGTGGGGAAGATAACGATCCTCCTTACTACGGTAAAGTATTAATATCTTTGAAGCCGTACTCTGGTTTTACTATATCTGATGCTACAAAGAATTCTATTAAAAACAACATTTTAAAATCTAAACAGGGTATTACTATAATTCCTGAATTTGTAGACCCTACCTTTTTCTTTGTTAACCTAACTGCTGATATTGTTTATAATTCTTCTATTACCACATTATCATCTGATCAAATTAAGACACAAGTTAATACTGCAATAACAGATTACTTTTCTTCTAACCTTCAAAAATTTAATAAAGAGTTTATTTACTCTGCATTAACAAGTGCAATTTTAGCTAAGAACTCTTCTATAACTAGCGCGTTAGTCAGCCTTAAATTACAAAGACGAATTATACCTACATTAAATACAACAAATTTATTTACTGGGGATACATCTATTAAGTATAGAAATCCTTTAAAACCTGGTACTATTCTTTCTAGTTATTTCTTTACATCTGTAGGTGGAGTTTCTACACTTGTTAAAATAACAGACTTACCTAATGACACTCCTCCGAATGATTCTGGTTCAGGGGTACTAAGATTAGTTAATGTGGTTAACAGTTCAATAGTTGCAACTAACGTTGGTACAGTCGATTACGGAACTGGTGTAATTAGTATATCAGGTATTACTCCTACTGGTATTCCTGCAGGGGTTACGGATATTAGAATTACCGGTACCGTTCAAGAAGCTAGTTACAATTTAACTGTTTCAAGAAGCGAAATATTAGTACAAGATGATACTACCATTAATAAGATCGGTGGTTTGCTAGCTGGTACCACAATCAATGTGACAACATCGGTATAATATGGCAACTACTAGAATTAGTGAAAAAGTATCAGAGCTAGTAAACAGTCAGCTACCTGAGTTTATCAGGTCTGACTATACAACCTTTGTTGCGTTTTTAGAATACTATTATAAGTTTCTTGAGCAAGATCAGGGTGCCTTAGAGCTTGTTCAAAATGCAAAACAATACAGTGACATCGATCAAACTACAGACTCGTTTGTTAATTACTTTTTAACCAACTATGCTAAAGACCTACCCGTAAGCCTGTTGGTTGATAAGCCACTTTTAATTAAAAAAATTAAAGGGCTGTATGCTGCAAAAGGTAGTACCTTATCTATAGAGACACTGTTTAAAGTTTTATATGATACGGTTGCTCAAACTAACCACCCTTATGAATTTGTATTAAGACCATCTGATGGTCAATGGAGTCTTAGAAATTCTATTCGGGTTCTTCTTACCTTTGGAAGTGCGGCAGATATAAAAGATAGGTTTTTAACATTTACTAAAAACAATATTAATTATACTGCTGAAATTGTTAGAGTTAAAAGTCTTAGTGGTAATTTATACGAGATATTCTATCAAAGTGCTTTCCCAGTACCGTTTGAAGTTAATGAAGAAGTTACTGTAACTGGTACATCTGGAACTTTGTTTATTGGTACTATTAAACCAACTACAACGAATGTAGAAATTGTTTCCGGTGGCTCTGGCTTTAGAGTCGGTCAAATCTTTAACGTAACGGTTGGTAGCGGTGTAGATACATTAGTTAGAATTGCAAGAGTTAGTTCAACTGGTTCTATTCAAATATTAAAATTTTTAAATTATGGTTATAATTTTACCGAAGATCTCAGTATTATATTATCTAACGCTTTAGGTGTTACTAAAAGAGTTAAATATTTTCAAACCAGAGGCGGTGGTTTCTCTGAAGCCTTTAACGCGACAAGATTACATTCTATAACCGATAGTGATAGATATTTCTCAGAAGACTATGTTACCCCGCTTGACTATACAGGTACTACTTTAGTTTCAAGTACTTCAACTTCACAACTACTAACGTCTGTTACTACAGCAGGGGTTGAGAACCCTAATGATGCTAGCTTTAACTTTACATTAGGTGCCGTAGCAAGGTATCCTGGAGAATATGTATCAACACAAGGCTTCGTATCTGAACCGGACGTACGGGTTCAAGATAGTAAGCTGTACCAACCTTTTGCATATCAAATCTCTTCTGAATTAGATATTAGTACATTCTATAATATTGTTAAAAAATTAGTTCACCAAGCTGGTACTAATTTGTTTGTTAATAGGGTATTATCTGCAACCGCTAATTTATCAGCTAACATTAGTGTAGTAAGCAGGCAAAATGTTTACGCAGATCTTTTTGATACATTCTCTACCTTGGAGACTGTTAATAAATTACTGTTAAAGACCGTAGATGCTGATAATGAAAAAGTTATTGCCTCAGAAAATAATACTTATTTGTTAACAAAACCACTAACTGATGAAACTACTATTTCAGATGTAATTACAATTAGTGTTATTAAAACTTTGACGGACGACGCTTTACCGGAAGACAATACTAGCTTTCTTCTTAGCAGGTTAGATTCAGATGGTGTCGTAGCGAGTGATATTAATCTAGGTGGCGGTACACAAGACTACACCGATGCATTAGGTGCTTTAGGGTATTTCTTAGAATCATATACCGAAAACTCAGCAACAACAGAAACTACGGCGATTTCGTTTAGTTAAGATACTAGACAGCTTGTATAAATATAACATAGAACTTCTTAGAGGAATAAAACATGTTCACAGAATCCATAAATGTCAAAGGTAACTTAGAAGTTATTCTTTTAGACGAGACCGGTAAACAAAAAGACTATAGAAAAGTTAATAACTTAGTTGTCGCAGTTGGCAAAGATACCATTGCATCAAGAATGGTAGGCAACACTACAGCAATTATGAGTCATATGGCTGTAGGTACTTCTAATACAGCCGCTACAACTTCTCAAACTGCACTAGGTACTGAGATTGGTAGAGTTGCTCTCGACTCTACCTCAAGATCAACTAACACTATTACTTACGTAGCTACTTTCCCAGCAGGTACAGGTACTGGTGCTTTGACTGAAGCTGGTATTTTAAATGCTTCTTCTTCTGGTAACTTATTGTGCAGAACAGTATTTGGTGTTGTAACCAAGGCTGCTGGTGATACTGTGGTTATTACTTGGAACGTTACTGTAGCATAATATGTCTTTTCTCTTAAAAGATACTATTCACCGTTCGTTGGTGGATAGTGTTTATAATGAATTCTTATCGCGAAGAGCGAACTATTACTATTTTATTGGTAATATAATTGAGTGGGCCAGTCCACAGACCCCGGAAACCCCCGAAGTTACGCAGGACTATGAATACAAGACGCGTAATGGTATTCTTAGTGTTAAGAAGATTAATTTAAGAGACGTTTCCTATGTAGTTTCGAGAAAAAACTGGACTACAGGTACAGTATATGATCAATTTGATGGTAATTACAGCAGTACTTTTACAGCCTATTCTGGCGCTACAAGTATTAAGACAGCTAACTTCTATGTATTGACAAGCTCGTTTGGTGTATATAAATGTATATTTAATAATAACAACGCTGTATCAACAGTTGAGCCCTCGGGCCAAGACATCACTACAATCACTACAGCTGACGGTTATGTTTGGAAGTATCTTTATACCATCCCTCTTTCTTCACAAAATCGATTCTTAACATCAGATTTTATGCCAGTGCAAAGAGCGGTAACAAATGCATACTATTCAGAAGGTGAAGTAAGTAGCATTACAATTAATAATGCCGGTTCAGGTTATACTGGTAATGATGATGTTACCCTAACTGTAACTGGTGAGTTCTTAGGTAAAACTGGCAACTCAATCGCAAATTTAACTCCGGTGTTTAATACATCCGGGGAATTTATTGATGTAAAGATTAGAGATGTAGGAGCAAATTATAAGACCGCAACTATTACCATTAATGATGGTGGTGGTACAGGGACAAGTCTTCTTAACAGTATCAGCAATGTAAGAATATTCAGCGCCGGTACAGGTTATAGTGCAGCTGCTATTGCTAATACTACAGCAACTATAACTACATCAGGTCTCATACAGCCTTCATCGAATGCTTTTGCTAATTTAATATTCAGTAGCAATGCACTGGTAGATGTTGTGTTGACTAATAAAGGTACAGGTTACATAACCGGTGCCCGAGCAAATACTACAATTTCTATCAGTACAACTGGTAACAGTCAGCCTACTTCTAATGCAACTGCTAACTTGTTCTTTGCAACCTCTGCTATTCTGACCCCGGTGTTACGTAACGGTACTATCCATTCTGTTTTAATTGAAGACGAAGGTACGAAATACAGTTCTAACGTTCAAACAACTATTTCAGCAATTGGTGATGGTACAGGCTTTGTTGCTACACCCTTTGTTAATACTGCCGGTCAAATTGAAGATGTTATAATTGAAAACCGCGGAAATGGTTATTCCTATTTAAACTTGACTGTTGCAAGTGCAACAGGTACAGGTGCTAATCTATTCGCCAATCTATCTGTAGACGATATTGATACCTTACAGACTGTGGTAGAGCTTTCTGCGGTGGATGGTGGTATTCATGCATTGAGAGTTGGTAATGTGGGTAACGGTTATTCATACGCTAACGTCACCGTATCTGGAGACGGTATTAGCTTCACCGGCAATGCAGTTATAGTTAATAATACTATCAGTTACATCTCTGTACTGACTCCGGGTTCGGGTTACACGTATGCAAATGTAACCATAACAGGGGACGGGGCTAATGCTAATGCATCAGCTATTATTTCCCCATACAGAGGACATGGTAGTGATCCAGTCAGTGAACTGTTTGCGGATACTTTGATGTTTACCTCTACCATAAATAATGAAAAGAACCTAGGTGTTGATGTAAAGAATGATTACAGACAGTTTGGTATTATTAAAGATTTAAAACAATATGGTAATGAGCGAGCATTTGCCAATGTTATTGGAAGTGCATGTTATTTAGTTACACTTGATACAATTGTAGGGCTCGAACGAGATACTGTTTTGGCACATGAAGCTGGTGGTTCAAAACGATATTTTGAAGTCGTTGAAATAGTACCTTCTAGCAATCAGATACTAGTTCAGAACAAAAACAATCACGACGTAAGTACAGGTGATGTATTGACAGATGAAACTTCAGATTTAGACTATGCCATTACAGATCTGACAATTTCCCCCACGATAAATAAATTTAGCGGTGACTTGCTGTACATTGATAATAGAACATCAGTTAGCTACAGCGAACAACAGTTAGTTACACTAAGAACAGTAATCAAATTATAACAGGTAAGAGATGGCGATTAATTTTAACACCGATCCGTACTACGATGACTACAATGAGAGTAAGGGCTTTCACCGTATTCTTTTTAAACCTGGTGTGGCTGTTCAGGCAAGAGAACTAAACCAACTTCAAAATATACTTCAAAATCAAGTTTCAAGATTCGGTAACCATGTGTTTAAACCTGGTTCAATGGTTATACCAGGTAACGTTAAATTTGATCAAAACTTTAATTTTGTAAAGCTACTGTCAACATTCAATTCTACGGATATTGACGTTACTAATTATCTTAATAGAGAGATGATTGGTCAGACGTCTGGAATCAGAGCTATAGTAATGAAGGTCGAGCCTGCTACAGCTATTGACCCTCCTACAATTTTTGTTAAATATTTAGATTCTGGTACCAGTAGAACTGCTAGCACCTTTAGTGCGGCTGAAGATATTGTTACAAATGATACAGGTACACTTTACAGTGCTACTGTTTCATCTACTGGGAAGTGCCTGGGGGCAAGTATCAGTGATGGTGTATATTTTGTTAAAGACCATTTTGTTAAAGTATTTGCTAATACTATTATTCTGGATAAGTACCTTAGTAATTCTAACTATAGAGTAGGACTTGAAATAGTAGAATCTGCGATTAACAGCGAAGATGATGAATCGCTTTTAGACCCTGCTATTAGTACTTTTAATTATTTTGCACCAGGTGCGGATAGATATAAAATAGAACTGTCTCTTAATAAAAGATCGTTTAGTACTAACGACTCAGATAATTTTATAGAATTATTAAGAGTAGTTAATGGTCAAGAAACTAATTTAGTAGATAAGCCTGGTTACAATATTTTAGCAGATGAATTAGCCAGAAGAACTTTTGATGAATCTGGTGACTACACGGTAAAGCCATTTAATCTTAAATTTATAGAGCATGCTGCTACCTCTGCAGACCTTACCGGTTTTACAGGCAATGCCCAAGGTAACGCCAATCTTGCTATTGCTATCTTAACCCCGGGTAAAAGTTATGTAAAAGGTTACGAAGTTGAAACTCAATCTAATCGTTATTTTACTTTTAGCAAGCCCAGAGATACTGCTAACGTTACTAATGCAGTAGTTAGAACCCCTATTGGTAATTATGTAGAAATAAAAGATGCATTCGGTATTCCTAACTTTACTTCTAACTTAATAGATATAAATCTTTACGATCAGTATACTGCCACGCCTGGCTCTCCTGCAGGTACGCTAGTAGGTAATGCAAAGGTTAGAGGCTTTGAATCTCCTTCAAGCAATGCCATGTTGGCCGCCTCCACCTTCAATACCTTCTTATTTGATATTAATATGAATAGCGGGTATACGTTTGAAAGAGATGTAAAACAGCTGTACCATGCAAGTGTTTCTGATACTGGTTATGTTTCAACAGCTTTTACAGCTAACATAGTTCCATCTACAAATACCTTAGTTACAGGTACAGTTACTATAACAAACGGAAGCAATACTATTACAGGGGTTAACTCTGTATTTACCTCTGACTTAGAGGTTGGTGATTATATTAAATTTAATTCCGATACCTCTAATTCGTATCGAATTATTGCAGTAACTTCTAATTCTGATTTAACAATAGACAGAAATTACCCCCTCGCAACTATTTCTGGTGTAAATACAACTAGAGATCAAGCAGTTTTGGTTGATAATGATAAAGCATCATATATTTTTCCAATGCCAAATAACGTAATCAAAGATCTTAGTGATATTACTTTACGTACAAGAAGAGTATTTTACGGTACACTTTCTGCAAACATAGTAGCTTTAACTACGGCAGTTGGAACAACATTTGCTTCAAGAACAGATCAAGATTATTTTGCTGTTGTAGTAAGCGGGGGTAATGCTGGTAAATTATATAAAATTGAATCAGATGAAATTACCTTTACCGATGCACCTACCAATCGTAACATATCTATTGACCTTACTGACTACGGGTTGACCAATCAAGACGTATTAGTTTATACCACTATTATTAAGAGCGATCCTGCAGCCAAAGCAAAGACCTCTACTTCTACTTCGGCTACCTATACTACCAGAACTGATTGTCAAGCAACCGTCATCTCTCTTGGTGTTGCAGATGCATATAGTTTATCTAATGTAAGAATGTCAGCTAATGCTTTTGGAACGTCTTATCTTGAAAGCAATTCAATTGATATTTCAGATAATTATACTTTAGAGAGTGGCCAAACTTCTACTTACTACGGTATATCTAAGATTAAATTAAAACCTGGTAAGCCTGCTCCTGTAGGCCCTATAAAAATACATTATGATTTCTTTACGCATGGTACAGGGGATTACTTTAGCGCTGAGTCATACCCAGACTATGATACTATCCCTACCTTTAAAGATCAAGGTATAGTTTATTCTTTAAGAGACTCTATTGACCTAAGACCGAGAATTTCTAACGACGGTGTAAACTTTAAAAATACCGGAGCAGTAAGAAATGAATTTTTAGATTATGCGAGCGATTTTCAAACTGACTATTCTTATTATTTACCTAGAACCGATAAAATCTTTATTACCAGTGATGGCAAGATAACGTATAAAGAAGGTATATCAAGCCTTGAGCCTGTAGAGCCTTTAATACCGGTTGAAGCTATGCCACTATTTGTAGTAGAGCACCCCGCATACGGGTTTAATATTAATAGAGACTCAATCTTTTATGCTATAGACCAAAAACGCTATACCATGAAAGATATTGGTAAACTAGAAAACCGAATTAAAAATCTTGAGTACTATACTACCTTGTCTTTATTGGAATTAGATACTGCGGTATTTTCAGTCAAAGATAGTTTTGGATTAGATAGATTTAAAAATGGTTTCGTAGTAGAAGCATTTAAAGGGCATGGTATTGGTGATGTACGCAATTTAGATTATAACATCTCTATGGATTTTGATAGTGGGGAATTAAAACCTGCATTTATTCAAGATAATTTTAAATTAGTTGAACAAACCCCCACTGCAGCAAATAGAACTAATAACGGATATGTAGTAAAGAATAATACTGTAATGCTACAGTATGAAGATCTACCATATATTGTTAATGATTTTTCCGATTCTGTCGAAAGTATTAACCCGTATGACAATTATACTTTTACAGGATCAATGACTCTTTCCCCTCCAGGTGACACATGGTTTAGCACATCAGATAAACCATTGATATACAGAGATGATACTGGTGCCTACGATACTTTTATTCCAGATTCTGTAGGTGAAGCAACCTATGGTTCTGTATGGGGATCTTGGAAGCAGTTTTGGTACACACCGTCAAACAAAGATGCTGCAAAGGCGGTACAAGGTGGTGTGGTAATTACAGATGCCAGCACCACAGGTAGTTCTACCAATGCAGTCTTTCCATTCATACGTAGCGCATCGATTAGATTTACAGCTAAAAAGCTTAAACCTAATACAAAAATGTTTGCCTTTTTTAATGAATACAATGTTACCGATTTCTGTAAGAGTGCTAATACTACTTCAAATGTTACATTTACCGGCGATTTTCTTACCGCAAATGCTGATATAATTACCGATGACAAGGGGACTGTTACAGGTACGTTTAACTATAACTTAGATATAAACAGTCTCAGGATCCCTGCTGGTTCGGTTAAATTTAGACTCACCGATTCTCCAACTGATAGCAGTGATAAAGAATCTTTTGCTGACGCCATATATACAGCAAGCGGTACAATTTCATATACTGAACCTCCAAGGGTAGTATATACTCCACCGGTTGTTTTTGTAGATACTTCCTCACCGCCTCCTGCAAATACTGTGTCTCCAGTATACGAGCCACAAGTATATACTGGAGGAGGCGAGCCAGGTACTGGACCGCAACCTCCATTCCCTCCAGTTACAGTTTGTGGCCTTCCTGTTCAGCCACCAAAGGCGCCTGTAATAGCTTTAGATTACATAGTGGTAGGTGCATTATACAATGAAGGAGCTGGAGCTAATTATAATTGGTGTTCTGATCCAGCAGCGGCGCAAGCGTATAGGGATGCTGTTGCAGCATATGCTGCTGAGAGAGGTAGCTCACTTACTGTTATACAACAAGCTGCAGTCAATACCCCTGCTGGTTATGATTTTAATAGAGAAGTGGTTGCGAATGATGGAGGAACTCAATATTCCTTCCAATCCGGCCCTGCCATTGCTACAATTAACCCTACATCTGCCTTAGCAGATCCCGGTTACGTATTACCAAACGGGCTTACTGTAAATAAGTATCTTACAGCAACCAACATTCTCTCTGCTACTGATAGTAGTGGTAATGGTTTTACAGAAAGAGTTGCTTCGATAACAGGCGCCGATTTTAATACAACAATTGTTCCAATTTTTGAAGCAACAAAAGAAACGGTAGCAACAATTGTCGATGCTGGTACCCCTACTGCCGATATGCTTTCGTTCTGGGAAGTTGGACTTGCTAACGGTTCTTTCCCTAATACGGAAGCGGGAATACAGACAGCGATCGCAAATTATGCTGCAGCTATTACCCTAAGTATTATTGAAGATGGAGCATCAGGAAACTCAGCCTGGGACACTTTAAGAACTAATGGTGTCGCAAGTCAATACCCCTAATTAAATAAAATGTATATCAAGGAAAATAAATGCCTAGTCTAAATGCAGACGGTGGAACAGGGTTAAGTGGTTATTCAGACACACTTGCTCAATCCTTTTTTGTCGACAGAAACTTACTTCTAACTAAAATTGATTTATTTTTTAGTGAAAAACATGATAAATTACCTGTGGAACTTTCTGTTAGAAAACTTGAAAATGGTATTCCCAGTTCATCTATTCTACCTAACTCAATAGTTGTAGTTGATTCCGATAATATTAACACGTCTGCAAATGCAGCTGTAGCTACTAGTTTTACATTTCCTGTACCTATAAATTTAGAGTCTGGGCAATACTGTTTTGCTTTATCCTCTGATAGCAAAAAACATCGGGTTTATGTTGGACAAATAGGAGGAGAAGATAATGCTACTGGCTCCACCATCTTTAAGCAACCCTATTCAGGGGTTATGCTTATGTCTACCAATGGAGTTAATTGGACAGTAGATCAGACTCGCGACGTAAAGTTTAAAATATACCGCGCCAACGTTACCTCCCAGGTAGCTACTGTTGATTTAATTGTTTCTAAAAATTCTCTTAAACAGCCTACCTTGGCTTTGCTTGAAAATAACCCCTTTCAGGCGTTTAATGGTCAATCCATTTTAAGAGTATACCATAAAAACCACGGGTTTACAAATGGTTCAGTTGTTAAGTACGATGGTATACCTGGACATTTTGCATATGAAGCTAATACTTCAGGCAATACAGTATCTATTAGCAACATACCTACTCTTTTACTAGCAAATACATATCTAACAGTAAGTAACGTGGTTGCTAATGGTTATACAGTTGCTACGGCAGCTAACTCTTTTATTACTGGTAATATAACTAGTGGTAGATTTGGAGGTGGAGGAATTACAGCTACAACACCTCGTAAATTTTCTGCTATATATCCAGCAATCAGTACTACGACACCTCCAAGAACTGTTATTAACCATAAATTAAAAACTACTGATACGTCTTTTACGGTTAGTAGTTTTGAATCTTTTAATCCGGATACTATTTATTATAATACTGAAAGATTATTAGTAGATAATCAAAATGCTTCTATTTCTATGGCAGGGGCAGAGAGTTTTGTTTACAGATTAGAATTAAAAACTAGCGATGGTTTTGTATCCCCCACGATTGATCTTCCTTTTACCAGTGCATTGTTTATAACACCGGATATTAATTCTCCTTCTACAGCCGATAACTTAAGTACAGATCTAGTTACTATTGCTAATGCTAATACCCTTATTTCATTCAATGGAACAGGTAATGTAACAATAGGGGGAGCATTAGAAAAAGCAAACGTTAAGACCATGGTACCAGGGGCCTTTGTTACCATTACCACATCTGGTGCTGTCACTAACAATGGTACATTCAGATTGACGGCAGTCTCTAATGAAGGTGCATCTTTTAGTATACCAGTATCTAATGCTGTTCCTTCTGGCAACGTAACAAGTATTGTTTACAGACCAATGTATGTTTCTGATGAAGCTGCTTCAGGAAGTAGTACTCGTTCAAATTATGTAACTAGGAAAATTGAACTTGCAACGCCTGCAACTAGTTTATTAGTACGGTTTGCAGTATCTAAGCCGGCTGGAGCAGACGTTGAAGTATATTATAAATTACAAAACGGTAGTGAAGCAATAAGTTTTGATACTAAAGAATATACCCAATTATCTTTACCTACTATTAAAAATACCGTCGATGGTCAGTTTGTTGACATTGAAAAACTTGTAGATAGTTTAGCATCTTTTAATGCGTTTGTAATTAAAGTAGTGCTTAAATCTACTAGTATTGCCACTTATCCTAAGGTTAAAGATCTAAGAATTATTGCTTTAGAATGATTAAACAAGTATTAAAAGTTAAGGATCACCCTACCCTGTATAGGGATCCTAATTCAAAAGCTATTTTGGTAGTAGATCAAGTAGCCAGGCAGAACTATATTAACCAGAGAACACTGGCTCAAAAGACGGCTAATTCTACCGAGAGTCTAGAAAAAGAAATGTATAGTATGAAGCAAGAACTTGATGAACTTAAAGATATGCTTCGTACTTTAATCAGTCAATCTAAGACAGATAAATAAACAATAAATATTCAAAAGAATACTGTAAGGTAATTACATGGCAACGATACTCTTAAGAACCGCTAATTCGATCTCTAGTCCAGAGTCTACCGTAAAGGGTACGCCTCTGACTAATTCGGAAGTGGACAATAACTTTTCTAACATTAATATTACGTTAGGGGTTCTGTCTAATTTAAGTACGACAGCTAATGCCAACCTGGTGTCTGCAATTAACTCTATTACATACGCAGTTGGTTCTAGTGGCAATGTGTTGACCAGTAATGGTAATGTGTGGGCAAGTAGTGCATTGCCTGCCAGCGGTCTGTCTTATGTGGTTAAGTCTGCCAATTACAACATTAATAATAACGAAGGTGTTCTTGCTAATACCGCACTTGGTGCATTTACTATAACGTTACCTGCTTCACCTGCAGTAGGTAATCAGGTGGTAATAGCAGATTCATATGGAGTTTTTGGTGCTAACGCTGTAACAGTCGCCAGAAATGGTTCAACTATTGAAAATGCAGCAGATGATCTAATATTAGATATAGATGGCGCTAGTGTACAATTGGTATACACAGGTAATACATGGGATGTATTTGCATCGGTTGGGGGTAGCGGGGGCACAGCTGTTACCTTAAATGGTATCCAGACTCTAACTAATAAGACTTTTGTAGCTCCAGCACTCGGGGTACCTGCTTCCGGTAACCTTATTTCCTGTACTGCAGATGGTACAAACCCCGTAGGTTATAAAAATTTACCAGCTTCAAGTGAAAAAACTACCACATATAACCCTGTGGTAGGGGATGTTGGTAAACTTATTATTTTAGGTACAGGTGGAAACGTTACCCTCACAGCTAACGTTTTTGCCGCTGGCGATGCGTTTTCATTATTTAATAATACCGCAAATGCGATTACATGCGATGTTCAAGCAGTTACAACTGTATATAAGAGTGGAATTGATGGGGATGTAAGTACATTTGATATTTCTACCCGTGGCATTGCGACAATTCTTTTTGTTACTTCTAATATAGCGTTAGTATCTGGTAGTATAACATAAATAATAAAGCCGAGTAACAATAATAAGGAACGAAGATGGCAATTAAAGTAAGCGGAACAACTGTCATTGATGATAGTAGAAACATTACCGGAATTTCAATTTCCGGACTTACCACCCCCCTATCAGCAGCTCAAGGTGGTACAGGAATTACATCCTTAGGTACAGGAGTCGCAACACTTCTTGGAACCCCGTCAAGTGCTAATTTAGCTAGTGCAATTACCGATGAAACCGGGTCTGGTGCATTAGTATTCGCTAATAGTCCTACTTTAGTTTCTCCAGCACTTGGTACTCCATCATCGGGGACATTATCATCTTGTACCGTTGATGGTACTGATGCAGTTGGATTTAGAAACCTACCTCAAAACAGTCAGTCAGCTTCATACACCGCTGTTTTAGCAGATTCTGGTAAGCACATCTTTCACCCAGCCTCTGATGCTAATGCAAGAACATTTACCATTCCGGCAAATGCATCGGTTGCATACCCTATCGGTACTGTAATAGCATTTTCAAATATGACCTCCCAGGTAGTAACAATTTCTATTAACTCTGATACAATGTATCTAGGTGGTCAGGGTACCACAGGAAATAGATCGCTTGCCCAATACGGTGTTGCAAACGCACTTAAAATAACTTCTACCTCTTGGATTATAACAGGAACAGGATTGACCTAATATGACCGGTATTTTATCAGTAATCGCCGGTGGAACTTATTCCACCAAACCAGATGCACCAACCATTGGTACAGCAACTGCAACTAGTACAACTACTGCCACTGTTGCTTTTACCGCGCCTGCAAGAGACGGAGGCGTAGCTATTACCAGCTACACCGCTACTTCTTCCCCAGGTGGGGTTACTGGTACATTAAGTCAAGCAGGTTCTGGTACAATAACAGTGTCAGGTCTAACAACAGGAACTGCTTATACCTTTACTGTTACTGCTACCAACTCAGTTGGTACCAGTGTGGCGAGTTCAGCCAGTAATTCAATTACTACCTACCTGGCGCCAGCTAACACGGTAGCACCTGTTGTATCAGGAACGGCAACAAATGGTCAAACCTTGTCTACCACCAATGGTACATGGAATGGTGTTCCAACGCCAACGTTTACCTATCAGTGGCAAAGAGCTGGTTCAAATATCAGTGGCGCAACTTCTAGCACATATACATTAGTTAATGCAGACGTTGGAAATGCAATCCGTTGTGTAGTAACTGCTACTAACGTTGTATCTGCAGTCTCTGCTAACTCCAATGCAACTTCTGCGGTAGCAGGTATCGCACCTGGGGCGCCAACTATTGGCACTGCAACAGTTTCTGGGACAACCGCTTCTGTACCATTTACAGCACCTGCAAGCAATGGTGGTCTAACCATTACATCCTACACGGCTACCTCTTCACCAGGAAGTCTTACAGGTACACTGTCTCAAGCAGGTTCAGGAACCATTACTGTAACCGGGCTGACACCTGGAACAGCATATACCTTTACCGTTACAGCAACTAACAGTGCTGGTACCGGGTCTGCAAGTGCTGCATCTAACAGTATTACCCCGCCAGTTATTGGTCAAGCAGCATTTACATGTAGCGGTTCATATACATGGGTTGCACCGGCTGGGGTAACATCAGTCTCAGTTGTTGCGGTGGGTGGCGGGGGAAATAGTACTTATTACGGCCCAGGCGGAGGCGGTGGTTTGGGTTGGAAAAATAACATTACTGTAGTTCCAGGAAATCCATACAGCGTAGTAGCTGGAGAGCAGAGAGCTAATTCGTATTTTATAAGCAATGAAACAGTTTCAGGCAGACATGGTTACAGTGGTACTACAGGTCAGTTCTGGGAAAAAGGTGGTGGTTACGCAGGTGATGGCGGAGGTTTTGGAGGTGACGCTGGCTACCGAATTAACGAAAGATCACCTTATGGCGGCGGTGGCGCTGGCGGCTACACAGGTGCAGGTGGCGAAGGAGCATATACGTCATCTGTTCCCCCATACACACATCAACCCCAAGGCGCTGCTGGATCTGGTGGCGGTGGCGGCGGAGGTGGTGGAACCACATGGGGAGGCGGCGGAGGCGGCGGTGTAGGTATCCTTGGCCAAGGAACTAGCGGCGGACAAAGTGGATTAGGAACTTCCGGAGGCAATCCAGGTGGTACTAATACCTCTGGTTTTGGCAAGGGGGGATCAGGTGGTGAAAATGGAACATCAACATCGACAAGTTACGACTGTTTTGGTGCACCATATGGCGTAACATACGGCCGAGGCGGTAACTATGGAGGGGGTGTAGGAACTCCTAATACTTCCGCTGGTAAGGGTGCTGTTCGTATTATTTACCCAGGGTGCGCTCGTCAATTCCCATCTACTCGTACAGGTAATGAGTAAAAAATTTATTACTTAATACCGAAGGGCCTTATGGCCCTTTTTTTATAAATATACGATAAATATTGAGGAAAAAAATGGCAAGTATCTCAAATCTTACTATAGATCAGGGAACAACGTACTCGGTTTCTATTGCAGTTAACGACGATACGGGTTCGGCCAGGAATCTAACCGGCTATACAGGTCGTTCTCAGATGAGACGGTCTTACTATTCATCTTCCAATACTGCATTTACAGTAGTAATCACAAACCCTGCTAACGGGGAAATCACCCTTAATTTTACCGCTGCTCAATCAGCTAACATTAAGGCTGGGCGCTACGTTTATGATCTCGAATTAGTTAACTCCAATACCTTGACAGTAGAAAGAGTTGTAGAAGGAATTGTAACAGTGTATCCAGAGGCGACTAAATAATGGCAGTAACAATAAGACCATCTACAAATCAATCGATTGTCATTCAACCGGCAGCCACAGTTAGTTCTGTATCTATTGGTTCACCTGTTAACTCTTCTTCCATTGCGATGAACCAAGGTGGTACATCTCCATCAAGTTTAATTGTAAGAAAATCAACCGGAGGTACATTGACGTCTCTTGGTGATGTTAATACCTCCTCTGTGCAAGATGGGTTTACTTTAGTTTATGATTCCGATACAAATAAATGGGTAGCCCAGGCGGTAACATCAGCAGTTGTTTCCGTCGATGGTGGTCGCTACTAAAATAACAATAAGAGGATAGCATGGCTACCGGAACAATTATTCAAATAAAGCGAACGGCTAATATTGCCGCTCCAACGGTAAGTGATCTTGCAGAAGCAGAGTTAGCTTATTCACAAGATGCATCCTCCGATGGCGCAGGAGCCATACTTTACATCGAATCGGTAAACGCTAATGCATCCCCATCCATTCACAAGGTTGGTGGTAAGTATTATACGGATATTGTCGATGGTGCTACAGCCAATAATACAGCCGGTAACCTGGTTAAAAGAGATGGTTCAGGTAACTTTTCTGCCAACTCCATTACCGCTAATACATTTACCGGTAACATATCTGGTTCAGCTGCCAGTGCTACGATTGCTAATACAGCTAATACATTAACAACTGCTAGAAATATTACCCTTGGTGGTGATTTAACAGGTAATGCATTCTTTAATGGTTCAGCAGATATTACTATTAACGCAACCATTGCAGCGGATTCAGTAGCATTAGGTACCGATACTACAGGCAGCTATGTTGGTAATGTGTTTGCTGGTACCGGTTTAATAATTGTCGGTGACACCTATACTGTAACTAATAGTGGTGCGAGTGCGTACACAATCAACGGAGCCAGTAACCCTACACTTACCCTGTACAGAGGTTATACGTATACTTTTAATGTATCGGCTTCAGGTCACCCATTCTGGATAAAGACCACCCAGTCTACAGGTACAGGTAACGCCTATTCTACCGGAGTAACAAATAATGGTATAGATGTTGGAACTATTACATTCGTTGTTCCTTCAGATGCTCCTGCAACATTATACTATATCTGCCAATTCCATAGTAGTATGGTCGGTACGATTAATATTTTAACTGCAAGTGAGAATGCTAATGTAACTCTTGGTCTTGGAAACTCTGGAGTCACGGCTGGTACATATGGTAATACAACAAGTATACCATCTATTACAGTTGATCAATACGGTAGAGTTACGTCGGTATCTAATACTGCTATATCTTTAAATGCATCTAATCTTGGTACACCAAGTTATATAAATTTAACTAACGGTGTTAGTTTACCTTTATCAACAGGTATTTCAGGTCTTGGTGCTTTCCAAACTACCTTGCTTGCTGCTAATGCTTACACCAGTGTTGTTGCTGGTACATACGGTAACACCACATATACTCCTGTAATTACAGTTGACGTATATGGTAGAGTATCCAATGTCTATACAGTTGCTACAGCAGGAGACGGCGGAGGGGGTAACGCTGGAACTATTGGTTCATTTACCCGATCTGGTAACACATTTACAATTAATGAATCTGGGGTTGACTTCTCTGCCAGTATTGCCGGTTCTGACATACCTGTAGGAACAGCTACACAGGGTAACTTAATTAGTAATGCTGTAGCATTAACAACTGGATCTACATTGTCAAATAGTATTGCACAATTAAATCAGGTGCTTGGTAAATTAGTTCCTGCATCTCCTCCTGCATTCCCGGCCGGTAGTAATACTCTAACAATGAGCTCTGCTACAACTTCAAGTAGAATGGCAACAGGGTTTGCACAATTCTTTAATACATCTGCTAACACAACGGTTGCTGCAGGTACAACGATTGCAGCCAGAAGAGCTGCCTCCTATGTAACATCTACTATACCTGATTCAGGACCTGGTGACAGCGGTACATTAACATTATTTTTAAATGATGCATCTGCAGGTTCAAGAGCATTAACAACCGGTAGTGATAACGGTACCTATGGTGCTAACTTAGTTATTGGTGATAACGTAGACTATGGTACTAAGACCGGAGCTGTGCAAGGGTTCTGGGAAAGCTTTGATGCAAATGGCTCAGGGGTTGCTAAGCCTGGTTGGAACAGTGTTTATATTACCCATTCTGCAGCAGGCACAACAAATACCCTAACATGGTATTATGATGATAGTAATCCTGCTGCCCCGTCATTTGCTAATAAGACGCTTACAGAATCTTCTAATACCAGAATTTTCTCTAGTACGGTTCCTCATTATACAAGCGCTACTTCTTTCACGTTAGCTGCTTATATTAATAGCTTAAGTGGTAACACGTACCCTACAACCGATACTTTTGTAACTGGTACGGCAGGGGGAGCATTCCAAGCCCCTGCAAGCATTACGTACTCTGCAGCCGGGGTCTCAACCCCTCTGACTCAAAACCTGTATGTTGCATCTGGTAACGTTGCAATATCTACAACCTCTTCTATTACAACTGGTTTTGGTTCTAGTTCAAGTGGACCTTCTCTAACCAGTACTAATGGTTATAACAGCAGTGGTGCTTCTGCATTTACTGTATCAGGTACACCAACAATTCTTTACAAGACTGGTACTGCCAGCTCAATGGAAGAGACAACTCTTACATTTGGTTCTGCTGTAGGTACTGGTTCAGGCTTAGCTGCTCGTATCGTTAATCCTGGTACTACAGATAATCCAGCTTATTCTGCTAATGCAACTACATTTAACAGTCAGTCTGGTACGTTAACAGCTAACTGTGCAACCATTGTTGGTGCAGTATTAAAACACGATCAAGTAAACTACTCTACAGGTTATTTACCAGTTGGACCTGATTTAAGTTCAGGTCGCACAGGTGCTCAATACTTTACATTTAAATTTGTAAGAACATCGGTATCTAAGTTTAATATTAAATTTACAGGTACTATTGCCGGGCTCTGGGTTGCATTACCAGGTAGTACAATCGATACATCCTCTACCTTGAATGGTTGGGTGGATATGAGTATTGCGTATGGTGGTGCAGGTGTACCAGGTGCAGGTGCTGGGGGTAATGGATCAAATGGTTGTGCGCTAGGTGGGGTTGTAACTTTGAATTCAGCAGTAACTGCACATAGTAAGACTTGTACTTTTGGCACAGTCTCTAGTTCGGATACAGCTACTAATGAGATATATGTGAGGATAAAATTAACCAGTGGGCAGACCGTTACTGCTCTCTCATTAGAAACAGCGAGCAATTAAATGGCTATTTCAGATACACAAAAAGTTGACTTACTTTATAAAAAGTTATTTGGCGCAACTAAGACTGATCTTGCCACTAATAAAAGTGCTAGTAATGAGGCGATAGCAAGCCCGGCGCTTATCCGAGGTGATACAGTCTGGGTTCAATCGGCCAGTATACCTGCAACCGCTGCTGCTCTCGCAAACGTTGTAGAAGCATATCAGACTACAGCAAGAGTTCAATGTACCGCTGATGCTACCACAACCCCTATCTCTAGTGTATACCCTACCTGGAAAACAGGACTAACTGATTGGATTCCTCCAGAATTTGGTTCTACTTACTTTGTTAAAGTATATGCTGATACCGCTGGTACTGCTGACCCTACTGGTAATACTGCATTATCTGATGCTGGTATCTCCGGTGTAGGTGAATGGTATTTCGATTATGTATCCGGAGTATTAAACTTCATTGGCGGAACAATTCCTGCCTCATTAACCTCTTCTAAAGTAATCTTTATTACCGGTTACCGTTATATTGGTACCAAAGGTATATCTGCCTCTGCTTCCTCTAACGTTGCCAATACTGCCAATGCCTTGACTAATGCAAGAGACATCGGGCTTGCCGGTGACTTAACAGGTAACGTATTGTTTGACGGTTCAGGTAATGTTACTTTAACTGCCACAATTGCTGCCAATTCTGTTGCACTTGGTGCTGATACAACAGGTTACTTTGTTGGTAATATTACTGCTGGGTCAGGTATATCCTTATCTGGAGCCGCCGGTGAAAATGCAAACATTACTGTTACCAACTCTGGTGTTACCTCTGTTACTGGAACCGCCGATCAAATTACTGCATCTGCAAGTACTGGTGGTATTACCTTAAGCTTACCTAACGATGTTACTGTTAACAATAACTTAACTGTACAGGGCAACTTGTTCATTAGAGGTACAGCAACCACATTACAAACAGCTACAGTCAGTATTAATGACTCATTAGTTAAGTTTGGAAATGCTAACCCTGGTAATTCATTAGATCTTGGCTTCTTTGGTGAATATGTAAGTGGGGGTAATGTTAATTACTCCGGTCTTTATAGAGATCACAATGACGGTAAGTTTAGAGTCTTTGAGGGCTCTACTGTTAATCCTACTGGCAACACAATCAGTACTTCTGATTCTGGATACACTATTGCATCCTTAGTTGCTAATTTAACTGGTGGTACAGTATCAGGCCTTACTGCTAATATTGCAGTAGTAGATGGCGGTACGGGTAGAGGTACATTTACAGCTAATGGTATATTGTTTGGTAACGCAACAGGTGCATTAAAAGTAACGGCTGCTGGTACTTCTGGGCAAGTACTTAAAGCCGGTACAAATGGTACGCCGGAGTTTGGTGGTATCGACGGAGGAACGTATTAAAATAACGCCTATAAATATACTATAACGTTATTTTTTATGGGGTGAATATGGAAGACCAGAGTAAATTTTTTAATGTAATTATTGATAAGACAAATCAAAAATTAAATTCTTTTCAGGCTCAGATCATTGTACTTGAGTCTCAATTGCAAATGGCTAATGACGAGAGAGATACGTACAAGAGTTATGTAGAAAGCACAGTAGGAAATAATTTAACTCCTACAGATTTAGAAAATTTAAAAATTGAATTTTTAAGTATGCAATCCCAACTTAATGCTGCTTTAGAAGAAAATAAAGCCCTAAAGAATCAAGTTGCAAATTTTGAAGCCAGTGTTAATAGTAGTGCTAAATTTATTAAAGATCAAAATGAAACTTTATTGCAAGAAGTTAGAAGACTTCAGCGTCTTGTAGATGAGT